AGGTTGTGTGGATGCGGGTGTAACGGGTGGCTTGACGACTGGCTTGACGACTGGCTTGACGACGGGCGCAGGCGCGAACCGCTTGAGTACCCACGGCTTCGTGGAGTTCCACGCTGCCGACGACTGTCGGATGGACAGATGGATGTGGTTGGTGTGGGGATCAGCGCCAGAATAGGCGCGCCAGTGTGCCTCACCGTGCTTCCGAATGCGCTTGTTGAAGATGCCGTAGTTGGTGCGGTCGTCGTCCACCATGTCATCGGCAAGTTTCTGCCACACGGGGTTTGTGGGCGTCGCGGTGCAATCCCACGCGCACACGATATTGTTGCTGTTCGGGTTGTGATCGGAGTGTTCGGCCTGATGCCTCGCGTCACCGATGGTGCCGTCGCTACGCTTGTCGCGCTTCGGCATCGCTTTGTTCACCTGTGTGCGGAGCACACCAAGTGTTGGTGCCAATGTCCATGTCATCATGCTGTCCTTTCGTCGATTGCATGGATGATGTCTGCTACCTCCCTGACACTGACGACGAGGAATGCGTGACCGCCAGCCTTCGTAATCTGTCGAATCCGTATCGCCTGTGGTTCTGTCAGTCCGTATGAACCGTCGGGCCGCTTGACCTCGAAGCCGAGGAATACGCCCCGGTGGCAACACACGAGGTCGGGCGTCCCCTTCGCAGAGGACGCCCCACCCCCGATGTTGATGACGTAGGTCGAGCCACAGCCACGCAGATACGCGATGATGTCTCGCTGGATGGCTGCTTCTACACGACTCATGCGCTACTCGAAGTCCTCGTCGTCATCGTCCGCAGCCTGAGCGTCGGTGTCCCCGAACGGGGTGCCCTTACCGATGGTCTGCTTGATGTTCGCAAAGACCGGGATGATGCCGTTCGCGTTCTCTCGCGTGCCATCCTTGTGGATGATCTCGACGAGCACGAACTGGTTGAGCAACTGGTCGATGTCGAACGCATCGCCCTCGTTGAGATCGACACCGAGACCGTTCAGCACGAGGAAGTAGAAGGCTGCGTAGCCGCCATCGCTCGTGAGGTCGTACTTGTTCTTGAGAGTGATGTCGTCCTCGCTGACGAACTTGACTTCGACGTTGGTGACGTTGGCGCGGGGGAGACCCTTGACCTCGACTATCTTGAGGTTCTGCTCGCCCTCGTCCATCAGACGGAATCCCTTGGGCTTCGACCGGGCTGTCATGGTTGCCATGATTACACCTTTTCCTTTGACATTGTGTACGTTACGGTGATGGTACTGTACTTTTCCAAAACATCATCTGCTGCCATTTTCTCCTTGTCGATTGCTGAACGCTCTGACTTCTTCACGCGCCAACCGTAAGCCGCTACGGTATCGTCGTTCTCTGTGAACAAAACCACGAACTCGGGCTTCATCTTGTCTTTGAGAGTCTTCAGTGATTTCTCAAGTGCGTCGAGGTCGGACTTAGAGCGTACAGCCTCTATCTTGGCTTCGAGAATAGCGGCTTCTTTTGCCATCGTCTCAAGCCCGTCATGCTTGACCTCGGACTTGCGAAGGATGTCCAGAAACGTCTTGTCGGCCTTCAGCGATTCGTTGAACGCGGGCGAGATGTTGCCGACGACATGCGCCTCGTACCACGCCATCGCGTTCGACATGATGTTTACGATGTCACTATCGGATGTCCGCAGTTCGTAGAGTTGCGTGTTGGCGTCAGTGCAGACGAACTGCTCTGGATGGTCGTAGTCCTCATCGTCGAGGAATGCCACGGGAACGAACACGCGCGTCACGTCGAGCAGGTACGCATACGAGAGACCCTGCACCCCGTACGAGGCCGGAACGCCGTCCACCCAGTCCTGCGGGCGCGAGGAGGTCTTCGCCTCGACGACGCCGACTATCTTGACTCCGGTGCGCGTACCCTTCCACGGCTTGTCGAGCACCAGCGCGTCCCACATACCACCGAATACGGGTTCGTTCGGGAAGTGGTCGTACAACTTCTCGGACGTACCGAACCACTGTTCCGGAGTCACGATGTACGGACTGACGTTCTCCTTGCACCACTCGATGAGCGCAGGCTCGATTGCGATACCTGCACGGGTGTACTTGGACTCGACGAACGGGTCTTCCGCCACTCGGCAAATCTCACACCACGCACCGAAGTCGGTCTTGTACTTGTTGACTCCCGCGATGGCACCGAGCCGCGTGCCCGTCATCTTCTTGGGGTTCTTCGTCGGCCCGCTGTCCACGGTGATGCGCGTGTGCGTGGAGTCGGCGTATGCCCACGGCTGGAACTTGGCCATGTTACTCAGCCACCGTCTCCGCCGTGGCGATGATCTCCTCGGCCTTGGTAAGCGCCGCAACAGCCTTGGTCTTCTTCAGCGTGGACTTGCCATTGGCTCCGACCTTGGGCGTACCGTCGGCATCGAAGTGCTCCGCGACCATCTTGACACAGAACGTCGGGTCGGTCTTCTGCGCCTCGATGACCTTCTCATAGAGCGCCTTGGCGAACATGTCCGTGGCGAACGATGCGGCCTCGGCCTTGTCGTCAACGATGGCCTGCTTGATTTCAGCCTTGGCGGCACCAGAGACGTAGCCGTTCTTCGCGGTGTTGCTATCGGTGGCTGCGCTGAACGCCTGATCGTCGCCCTCGCGGCCCTTGTTGTCGAGCAGGTAGTTGTTGAGGATGAAGTTGCGGAGCATGTTCGTCTGCGCGGCACCGTTGCAGTAACCCGGCTGGCCGTTGGAACCGAAACCTGAGATGCAGTAGGTCTCGAACTCGTCCGTGTAGACATCACGCATCGTCACAGCGCCGTCGGCCTGCGCGGCGTAGATGTCGCTCTTGGCCTTCGTCTGGCCGATGATGCCGAGGAACTTGACCGCGACATCCATCTTGAAGATGAGTCCGTGGTTCGTGCAAAGGGCCGCGAGCCACGTCTTGTACTGTGACGTGTCGGCATACTCGTACGAGATGTTGTCGATCACCTTGTCGAACTTGACGCCCGACGCGGCCTTGGCCATGTCACCCTGCAACGCCAAAAGACGTTGCTTGAACGACGGAACCGGCGGCTGCTCGGGTACCTGTGCGGACTCCTTGGAATCGGCCTTCTTGCGCGTCGGCTTCGCCTTCGGCTCGACGACCTCTTGCTGCAACTCGTTTGTCTTCTCGTCTACAGTTGACATTTGTTCCCTCTCCTCTTTCTTCCGGGTGATGAACGCTTTGGCCTTTTCCTTTGCCAACGTAATGTACCACGCCTTGTCCAGTGATGTCAAGAGTTTTCCGCTATCTCGTAGAGCGTTGTCGTTGTCGATGACACAATGCTCCGGACTGAGCGGAATCCTCGACCGTCCGATCTCCTTCCCGTCTTCCATCTTGACCTTGAAGACTCCACCCGCTTTGTAATAGGTCGTGGCGTAGATTCGGTTGCACCGCTGAACGTCTGTCTCCTCGTCGCGGTAGCCCCCACGCTCAACATCCCATCCAGCATGAACAAGCACGACCCGCTTGAACGTGCTGCCAGCCTTGGCGACAATCTGGAACCGCTCGATGTCGTCACACGCCGTGATGGTTTCGTTGATGGGTGTGCCATCGAGCAGGTACCGGATTACAGCCTCGTCAATGATGGTCGCTGAGTTCGACTTGAAATCCCCACCCTCACCAATGACACCCTTCGGCGTCACCCCGTGGACAACGACACCGCCCTTCGCCTTGATCTTGCCGTCAGCGAATCGTAGCACGTAGTTATTCACGTTGGCCTGCACGATGACGGCCACCTCGTCAGTCTCCACTACGAAGTGTGTGCGACGCTGCCATCCCTCCACGACGCGCTGTACGGCCCGTAGCGACACGCGGGGGCATGAAACGACCCATCCGTCGGTGTTGAGTTGGATAAGCGTCAGGTCGTCACCTATGACTCGGTGGATGTTCTCGATGAGGTCGATGATGTAGAGTTGCCCTGACAGACACACGCGGGTGGCCTGCATCGGATCGAACATCTTGTTGTACTGGTCTTTCATCGTGCCGTACGTCGTATTCAGGACCAGTTTCGCCGCGTCGGCGGTGGCCTTGTCGCCAGCGGCCTTCGCTGCCATGCGCGCGTCGTAGAACGTCTTGTAGGCCGCAGGATCAGCGACGGCTCGCGACATGTACCCGTTGTTGATGATGAGCGACGGGTAGTACGATCCGATGTCTTGCATGAGGATGATCCGGTCCTCGCCCGAAGGACGACTTTGCCCCGATGTCTCCTTGTACGAAGGACGGGCAGCATGAATGCCGCCCAGCCCGACGACACAGGGGCAACCGTGGAACAGGAACTCGACCTTCGGCGCGTCGTTGTCCATGCAGTTGTCAGTGTTGACTTTCTCGACGTACGTGATGACACTTTCGGGGATCGCGGTGATGTCCACATTCTCAGGAATCTCGTACGTCTCGAACGGAGCACGGAACTTCTGCGCTTCCATGACCTCGGACACGATGCGCGCGTTGGTGTGCTTCAGCATTGTCAGCGGATCGACGTGACGCAACTCACACAGGTCTGACTTGGACTTCAGGTAGTCGAACCGTAGGTCGTAGAGTGCAGCGGTCGCATCGACATCATGGACACAAT